GGGTGGTTGACAGAACTAGAACAGTCCATCACACTTCCATCACGCTTACCAGCAACCCGAGCGTAAAGCCGCCCGACGGCTTCGTCAAGGCCCCGCAAGGGGCTTTGTCGTTTCTGGGCATCGTCAGCCTTTATCAGCCCATCTGCGAGCCGCGGCTATCTGCAACTGCTTGCGAGCGAGACGGCCTGTAGCAGCCTCTGGCGCGACTATAATGCCGAGCTTCCAGCGTAGTACCTGTTTCTCGGGAACGACTCCGTTACGCACCCAGCGCGAGACTGCCGGAGCAGACACGCCGAACGCTCGAGCCACTTGTGCTTTGCTGCCGTGGAAGGCAGCGAGTAGGTCTTGTGTGTTCATAGCAGGAGAATCTTAACCGCCGTTACGGAGAAAAGGCAAAGGGAATATGCACGGCAAAATATGTACCTATTTTTTCTGGTTGGATGGTTGCAAGGGCTTAACTTGTGTTAATCTTCACCTACACCAGCACGGTGCTGGATAGGAGATACAACAATGCAATACGCCAATCACATCGGTTACAGCGACGTCAACCCGTTCGAGATTATCCGCAAGATCAGCGACAAGACTATCGAGATCCGCGCCATGAATGCCGAGCGCGATCCGAACTGGAAGCCTGACTTTGTCGCTGGCGGGTTCTGCGGCACGGTCGTCAATCAGCGTGACCAGCGTTGGATTATCTCCAGCAGCGCGGATGCCCCGGCTGTTCGCATTCGCCTTGGCAAACAGGGCTGGAAGGATGCCAACGGTCGCCGCTTCCAACTCTCTGATGAGCCGGTCAAGTTTTACGACTACAACTTTTAATTGCAGCAGGCGGGGACTTCAAACCCGCCGCCCCTCCCGGGGCTTGACTTCCCCTTAACCGACGTTACGATACACAACATAACAACGACGGAGATACGAGATGAACAACGCATGGTGCTTTCAATGCCAAGTCGCCGAAGCCATCTGCGACGATTACTGCGTCGCCTGCGAGATCAAGTTCTTCCGCGCCAACCTCGACGAGCAGCCGGATCTGTTCGAGCAAGTCGAGCGTGACCCGGTTCGCTTCGCCGCTTGGATTCCCGTAGTCAAGGCTTTGCAGGAGGCCGCATGAACCAACCCGCCTATCACGCCGAACTCGAGCGCGTCATCCAAGACCTGATCAAGTTCGTCGACAACAAGTCGCTCGACCCGATCATTGTGCAGGCGATCAACTACGCCTACGTCCTCGGCAAGAACGATGGCTACGTCAATGGCGTACAGGCTGTCTCGGGAGACCAGCGATGAAGTCGCCTTGGCCCCAGTTCATCGGACTGATCATTCTGTTTTTACTGGCTGCCGCACTCGACCCGTGCGGTGACCGTGGATGCACCAAACAAGAGGAGGTACAGAGCCGTGAGTGATTTAGCGCCTTGGGGCAACGACGACCAGAGTTGGTGGCAGCAGCAGGATCAGGAGCTCGCCGAGCGTGACGAGCAGGAGCGCATAGCCGCCTGCGATCGCGCACTCGCCGAACTGAACGCCATCATCGAAGACGAACTCAACAAGATCTACCGGAGCCTGCCATGAGCGAACTGCTAAAGATAAACGTCAACGACCACATCGAGAAGAAGGGCAACCTGTCCTATCTGTCGTGGGCGTGGGCATGGGCCGAGGTGCTGAAGATCGACCCGGCTGCGCGCTACACCGTCCACGAATACGACGGCCTGCCGCTGGTCTATCTCAAGGATCAGACCGGAATGGTCAAGGTCTCGGTCGAGATCAAGGGCGACATCAAGACTTGCCTGCTGCCAATCATGGACAATCGCAACCGCGCCATCCAGAACCCAGACTCGTTCGCCACCAACACCGCAATCATGCGCTGCCTTACCAAGTGCATCGCGCTACACGGGCTCGGCCTGTACATATTCAGCGGAGAGGATCTGCCGGAAGCGGAGCGCGAGGAGCTGGATGCGGAGATCGACGGCAAACTCGCCGTCTGCACCAGCATCGACGCTCTGACCATCCTCTTCAAGTCGCTACCCGAGTCGACTCGAGCCAACTACGTCGACAAATTCGCAGCCCGCAAGAAGGAGCTCGCCTAATGGAACAGCGTACAGACGAATGGTTCAATGCTCGGGTCGGTGCCGTCACCGCCTCCGCTATCTCCAACGTAATGATGGACAAGTCGAAGGCCGGTTATCGTAACTACATGGCGCAGCTCGTCTGCGAGCGCCTCACAGGACAGCCTACGGAGACGTATACGAGCCCGGCCATGCAGCACGGCATCGACACCGAGGCCGAGGCCAGAGCCGCCTACAGCGCCCGTGTGGGGCAACTGGTCGAAGAGGTCGGGTTCATCAAGCACCCGAAGCTCGAGGCCGGTGCGTCGCCGGATGGCCTCGTCGGTACGGAAGGCTTGGTCGAGATCAAGTCTGTCCAGCCAGCGACCGCCTTGGACATCATCGAGAGCAAGAAAGTTCCCACCGAACACCGTCTCCAGATGATGTGGCAGATGGCCGTGACCGGGCGTGACTGGTGCGACTACGTTGTGTATCAGCCGAAACTGCCCGAGCGCTTGCGCCTGCACATCATCCGAGTTCACCGCGACCAGCCGCAGATCCTCGAGATCACGCAGGCCGTGACGAATTTCCTATCTGAAGTTGACCGCAAAGTGAATAACCTTAAGGAGTTGAGCCTGTGAAGCAATACGACAACACGAACCGCGGCCTGCTAGCCAAGAACGATCGCAAGCAGAGCGAGCAGCACCCGGAGTACACCGGCAGCATCAACATCAATGGAGTCGAGTATTGGCTCTCGGCGTGGGTCAAGGTCGGCAAGAGCGGCAGGCTCGAGGGGCAGAAGTATTTCAGCCTGTCGGTCAAGGCAAAGGATGGGCTGCCGGAATCGCGCCCTGTGCCGAAACAACAGCAGCCTGTGACCGAGACGTTCAGCGATGACGACATCGGCGCGATCCCGTTTTAAGTAAGGAGGATTCCTTACCATGCGCCGCGTAATAGCCAGAGGCACACCGCCCGATCAGATCGCAAACGCGATCAGCAATATGGTCAGCAGACTTGACCCGGCGCAGAGCTGGCAGATCACCGTCGAGGCATTCAAGCCAAAACGTAGCGACCAACAAAACGCCTTCCTCTGGGGTGTGGTGTACCCATCCATCCTAGAGGGAGGCGGCGAGGCGCTGCGAGGCTGGACGACAAACGATCTGCACGAATACTTCTTGATCGAAGCCTTCGGTTCTGAAGTCATCGAGGGGTTCGGCAGGAAGCGGCACAAGCCTCTGCGCAGATCCAGCAAGTTGACCAAGCAGGAATTCAGCGACTACCTTGCCATCATCGAGGCCAAATGTGCAGAGCTTTGCATCCATATCCCAGAGCCTAACTACGAGGCTGGCTGATGCCGTTCAGTCTTGCAGTTCCGCGGTTCGTCATTGACCAGAGCTGGCGCTACTCCAAGCGGGTCAAGATGGGCCATCGGAACGACGGCAGCGACGGCAACAGCGAGCAGCAGCTGGTTGGCGTGATCGGGCAGAATATGGTCAACCTTGCCCTTGGCAAGCCATTACTGCAAGACGATACGGGATTCGATGGCGGCGTTGACTTCGAGGTGTTTGGCATCCGATTCGACGTCAAGACGATGGGGCGAACAACTGATCCGCAGCCTAGCTTTGTGAACAACCTGCTACGGTCACAGATCAAGTTTGCCTGCGATGCTTACTTGTTCTTGAGCTTTAACAAGCAAACCTTTCAACTAACATTCTGCGGCTGGATTCCAAAAGAGTCGTTTATGTATCACGCAAAACTCTACGAGAAAGATGCCGTCAGGCAGAGATTCGACGGCACAGAATTTCAGTTGAAAGCAGACACGTTTGAAATCCAGAACCATCAGCTACGCAATGCCGCAGCGAGTTGGCCCGAGCTGATCGCTGAATGGCACCGCTTTGCTGAAGATAACGTTATATGAACTGTTTAAGTTGCCGCTACTCCAAACACGACGGCAAACAATTATTCTGCACGGCTAATGATTGGCCTGCGGAATGGCGCTGCAATCACTTCATGTACGAACCCGGCACCGACGAGGTGGAGCATGACGATCGACAACGAAAGCCCAGCGGGAGCGTGGGCAAACGAACTCAAGGCCGCGCCGTGGGGCTACGGCCAAGAGCGTGATTGGCGCATTGATAACGCGCTAGCCAATATCAGGATGCGTGGCCTCTGGTCGGAGGCCAGCACCCTAGTGGCAGAGATCAATGCCTTGAAGGCAGAGATCAACCGGCTCAACCGTAGTACGGCTCAACATCCTCAATGTCTATGATAAAGGTCTGATCAGACGGATCGATCGGACTTGTCGACACGTTTACTACTTGAACAGCGACCAAATTATCTGCGTCATCTTTTGCATAAAAGCCGTAAAGCGTATTGCTAGAGATGAGCGAGTATTGTGGGCGACCCGAAACTGAACTGGTTCGCTTGCATCCGTCGATCTGGATAAGGGCAGCGGTTCCGGTATTGGCGCTGATGGTGCTGAAGTTGTAGGTGGCGGTTGCTCGGAGCCGAAGGAACGAATTGGGATTCGTTGGCGTGGCATCCCACGCAACCAACTTCGGCCAATTCGATTGATAGTTATCCTTCACGACGTAGTAGTTCGTGCCTACCGCAGCGGTCGAGCAGACCGTGACAAAGCCAGCCGTGCCAGCAGTCGCATTCGCTGTCGCCGTGTTGTTGCGAACCACCAAGTGATTCAGCTGACTGCTGCCACTCAAGTAGGTGTTGTCACCGTACAGAATGCAAGCAGACAGGCTGCTCGTCACATTGCGACGAATGAATCGATTGTTCTCGATGGTGATCTCTGTGCCGTTGAGAATGTAGATGTTCGGCGGCAGCGCAGCCGTAACAGCCAGATCGTCATCGAAAGTGTTGTTGAAAATATTCACAGCGCTTGTCGAATACGAGGTCGGGATCGCTTGCTCACCGATCAAGATCGTGTGGACAGCGTTGCCGCGGTTCGTGAAGCTATTGCCCTCAACGAGAATGTTGGTGCAGTTCGCCGCGTCAGATGTAACGTGTGAAATCTCAAGGCAGCAGTCTTTGCAATTGTAGAACTTGTTGCCCGTGAACGTCACATCGGTTGACCGAGCAATTACAGCAGCAGCACGGAAGCTTCCGTCGCCGACCGTGCTTCGATGGTTGATGATCAAATTGTTTGCAATGATGTTTCCGCAGTTAACGCCAGCGCCCTGATAGATCGAGTGCCGACCGCAGTTGTCAAAGATGTTTTCCGTGACCGTGACCTGCGTCGCCTTCGCCATCAGGACTCCGTAGCCGGAGCCGGAGACGGTACCGAGAATGTCCTTGAACGTATTGGAATAGCAGAAGCCCTTCGTCCAACTGCCGCTCAAGTTTGCGTTGTGCGCGATGCCGACATTGATCTTGCTGATGTTCAGATCATGGAACCGGGTGTTGCTGATCGTCTGGCCGGAGTCGCAACCAATCGCGGTCTGTGCATACGAGGAGTTGTTATCGCCCTCAAGAGTTAAACCGTCGATCTCAATCTCATCGCAGGTTCCGACGAGCTTAAAGATATACGCACTCGAGGCAGCGCCAGAGAGAAACACCCGCCCCTTTCCGGTCAAGCGAATGCGTGACTTGCTAGTGATTGTGAGGCTTGCCGTGACCTTGTAGTTGTTGCTGAAAAGCAAGGTGTCGCCCGAGGACAAGGCATTCAGAGCCGCTTGTATCGCAGCCGTATCATCGGCCACGCCGTTGCCCACAGCACCATAGTCCTCGACCGTGATGGCCGATTCCGGGGACGTTGCCGCGGTCGGTTCGCCATTGGTGTCGAACTTGAGGAATTTTCCAGCACGGTCAGCGCTGCCCGGGATCGTCATGTCGAGCGATGCCGAGTCAGATACCGGGGCCTTCAGCGTCCGGTCGATCACTTCATCAATCTGCTGGCTGATCATTGTCAGCTTGTCGATGGACTGCTCGAGCGTCTCGGCAGGCAACCGATCGTTCGGCTGGAGATCCGTCTCCTGCGTCAACGGGACGTTGCGGGTGACAACAAGCGTCGTGCCTGAAGCCGGAGCGGTAGTCATCGTGACGGTGCCGCCAGTCAGTACGCCAGCGCCAGTCACCGTGTAGTCGGTGCCAAGCACCTTGGTGGACTCGCTGCCGTCTGCAAGGCGCAGCGTGACAGTCAGTTGAGAGTTGGCAAGGAAGTAGAACGGCACCGCAAATGCGGTCGTTGATCCGTTGCCGGAAAAGCTCACTCGAGCGGTCGATGATGAGACGGTCATAGTTACTCCACTACTTCAGAAGGTGCCAGCAGGAACTCTTGGTTCTGCTCACGTTCGACCCTACGTTCCATTCGTCGCAGGGCACCCGGGTCTAGGGATTCCTGAATCTGGTACAGAATTAAGTAATCCAGAACTATACGGGTATAGAACAGATTCATAAACGGCGTGTTGGAAATCAGCATTCGGAACGCTGACGACGCCACATCGTCGCCTTTCA